GGTTTCATGCTAGTAAAGTGGTGCTAGATGACTTAGTAACTCCACAAAATGCTTACACAGAAGAAGGTAGAGGAAAAGTAGCATCTTTATATTCACAACTAGCTTCAATTGAAGGTGCTACGGCTCAAGAATTAGTAGTAGGGACTAGGTATCATCCTAAAGACTTATATAATGATTTAATTGGAATGAAAGAAGTGTTCTTTAATTCTGATAATGATGAAGAAGAAGTCTTAGTGTATGAAGTGTTCCAGAGGGTAGTAGAAATAGATGGTGAATTTTTATGGCCTAGAAGTCAGCGTAAGGATGGTAAATCCTATGGATTTGATGCACAAATCCTAGCTAGGAAAAAGGCTAAATATATTGATAGTAGCCAATTCTATGCTCAATACTATAATGATCCAAATGATCCTGGTAGTCAGGCTATAGATACAGCAAAGTTTCAATATTATGATAGGGCATTATTAAAGAATATTGAAGGCACATGGTTTCTTAGAGATAGAAAATTAAGTGTATTTGCAGCAATTGACTTTGCATTTAGTAGAAGTAAGAAAGCGGATAGTACAGCTATTGTTGTAATAGGTGTTGACTTTCAAAATAACATCTACATATTAGATATTAATAGATTCAAAACTGATAGAATAAAAGAATATTTTGATAATCTATTTACTCTCCATAATAAATGGGGATTTAGAAAACTTAGGGCTGAGGTGACAGTGGCACAACAAGCAATTGTGTCAGAATTAAAGGAAAGTTATATAAAGCCACAAGGACTCTTTATTTCTATAGATGAATATAGGCCTTCAAGACATGAAGGGGATAAAGAAGAACGTATAGCAGCAATGCTGGAACCTAAGTATGAGAATTTACAAATCTGGCATTATAAGGGTGGAAATTGTCAGTTGTTAGAAGAAGAACTTATATTAAGACGACCACCACATGATGATATTAAGGATGCTTTAGCAAATGCAATAGCAATAGCAAAGCCTCCCATACAAAGACAGCAAATGCAAGTAAATAGTAATATTTTATATCACAGTAGATTTGGCGGAATATTATAATGGTTGGATCAGTAGCTACACTCACTAAGATAGCAGATGTTCTAAATAAGAATAATGACCAATTGGCTTTATCTTTGGTAGTGTTATACATGAATTGGAAATTACAAAGGGATATAAAAGAAGAAGAATGGAAAGAACTTCGTAATTATATTTTTGCTACTGACACTTCATCTACATCAAATAATACATTGCCTTGGAGAAATAGAACCACTATTCCCAAGATTACCCAGATCCGGGATAATTTACATGCAAACTATATGGATGCATTATTCCCTAATGATGATTGGCTCATCTTTGAAGGGGATGATGAGGACAGTGTAGCCATTGAAAAAAGACGTATCTTAGAGTCTTATGCTAAGAATAAATCACATCTCTCAGGACTTAGAGAAACTGTTTCCCAACTTTTATATGACTATATAGATTATGGAAATGCTTTTGCTGAGGTTATATGGGTTGAAGAAACACATATAGATCCTTTAACTAAAGAAGAAGTGCCTACTTATATTGGCCCAAGAGCAGTAAGAATTTCTCCCCACGATATAGTATTTAATCCCATAGCATCTTCATTTAAGAAATCCCCAAAATTCCGTAGATATATGAAATCTATTGGAGAACTTAAAAAGGAAATGCGGGAACGTAATGACCTTCAATTTGATAAGAAAGTATTTAATGATTTAATCGAACGTAGAAAATCACTTTCTCTATTTAAGAAAGAAGATTTAGATAAGGCAGATGGATTTATTGCAGATGGATTTGGCACACTATCTGAGTATTATGGTGCAGGTATTGTTGAACTACTTGAGTTTGAAGGTGATTGGTATGATGCATCTTCTGACACACTCTATGAAAATAGAATTATCACTGTTGTTGATAGAACCCAAGTAATTAGGAATATTGAAAATCCAAATTGGTTTGGAACAAGTAACAAAGTGCATGTAGGATGGAGAGAACGTCCAGATAATCTGTATGCTATGGGGCCACTAGATAATCTAGTAGGTATGCAATATAGATTAGATCACCTTGAGAACTTCAAGGCTGATGCAATGGATCAAACTATATTGCCTCCTTTAAAGATTATAGGCACTGTAGAACCCTTTGAATGGCGTCCTAATGCACAAATACATATCCCTGAAGATGGTGATGTGCAGCCAATGCCTCCTAATGCTGCTGTATTCCAAGTAAATAATGAGATAGCCTATTTGATGGCTACAATGGAAGAAATGGCAGGTGCCCCAAGAGAAGCTATGGGTATCCGTAGTCCAGGGGAGAAAACTGCATTTGAAGTTCAAAGTATGGATAACAAACAGGGAAGAATCTTTAATAATAAAACATTAAAGTTTTCTATCCAAATGCTAGAACCCATTGTAAATTTATTTATTGAAGCTGCTGTAAGAAACTTAAACACTGTAGATGTACTTCGTGTAGTAGATACAGATATGGGTGTAGTTTCTTTTATGAATATAACAAAAGAAGATATTGTAGCTAAAGGTAAACTTAGGGCTGTTGGTGCTAGACATTATGCGGCTAGGGCACAACTTGTACAAAACTTAAATGGTATTTTCAATAGTCAAATGGGACAAATTGTAATGCCTGATTTAGATAGATTTGCATTAGAAGCTTTAATAGAAGAAGTGATGGGTTTATCTAAATTCAAACTGTTTAGAAATAATGCTGCTGTTTCTCAACAATTAGAAACTCAGAAATTAGTTAATGAAGGACAGATGGACTTAGAAAATTCAGCTACTACACCTTTAGAGGAGAATTTAGTGTAATTGAAAAACATTCTTAAAGACCCTGAAGAATTTAAAAAATTAACTAAACACAAACTTTTAGAAGTGATAAAACTTCAAATTAATGAACTTAAGAGTTTAAGTGTTAGGACACAACAGAAACGAGAGAATTTTGATTCCCCATCATGGGCATATTTACAAGCTTATGAGATGGGAGTACAAAAAACTTTAAATCAACTTGAAGAGTTTATAACTATAAAATGACAGATACAATTTTTGAAAATGCTGACCAAGCAACTACTGAAGTACAAACCCAACCTGCACAAGTAATTCCACCAGAATTAACTGAATATGTAGGAGAGGGGAAGAAGTATAAAACTGTGGAAGATGTTTATAAAGCTTTTCCTAATGCTCAAAATCATATTGCAACATTGGAAGCTGAAAATAGAGCTATTAAGGAAGAACTACAGAAACGTAAATCTGCGGAGGAGCTTCTAAATGATATTCAGAACAATCTGAACGCTACTGGAATTACCCCTCCAGAGAGAAACCAGAATGTGGATATATCACAAATAGTAAGGCAAGAAATAGAACGTAAGTATTCTGAGGATACTAGAACTACCAATCAAATTGCAGTGGTTAATAAATTTAAAGAAGCTTTTGGTGATAAAGCAGAAACTATGTTTATTAATATAGCAACTGAAATGGGTGTTCCTGTTGAATCCTTGAATCAACTTGCTGCTACTTCGCCTATGGCGGTATTTAAACTAGCTGGGATTGATGGCAAAACTGTAAGTAACACTAGAAATGGTGCTTTAGAAAGTGATGTTAATACATTTAAACCAAATGTAAATCAACACTCCGATTTTAAAGCAACTGTACCATTGAATGGTGGAGCTAAAGCTGATGCTGCTGCAATTCAAGCAATTAGATCAAATCTATTAAACAATATTTAAGGAAAATAAATGACACAACTTACGACGAATACAACTGCGTTTATCGACGCACAGATATATAGTAAATATATTCTTGATAACCTAGAACCATTCCTCTTGCCAGAAATCTTCTGGCGTGATGTTTCTGATTTTCAATCTGGTACTACACTGAATGTAAAAACTGTTGGTGACGTTGTTCTTCAGGAAGCTGCTGAGGATGTACCACTGATTTACAATCCAATTGATACAGATACGATTACTCTGACTATCACTGATTATGTAGGTGATGCTTGGGGTGTATCTGATGATTTGCGCCAAGATGGTAGCCAAATCGATCAATTGATGGGGTTGCGTGCTAGAGCTTCAACTCGTGCATTGGCACAACATCATGAATCTCGTTTCTTAGCGAAATTAGCTACTATCCAAACGAATGCTAACGTTAACTTGGTTAATGGTGCACCTCATCGTTGGGTAGCTGGTGGATCTGGTGGTACTAATCGTGTAATGACTATGGATGATTTGTCATACATGCAGTTTGCATTTGACACTGCTGATGTACCACAAGAAGGCCGTGTAGCAATTGTACCTCCTGTAGTAGCATTGGCATTGAACAACCTGCCAAACATTGTTAATGTTAGCAATAATCCAATGTTTGATGGTATTGTTACCAGTGGCTTCCAACGCAACCATAGATTTGTTAAAAATATCTTTGGTTGGGATATTTGGACTTCTACTCGCTTGCCAGTTAAAACTGCAACTGAGGCATTGAATGCTTCTACTTATGGTTTGGCTAATGATACGGCTGAAATTGGTGACGTTGCTTCAGTGTTTATGTGTGTAGCTGATGATAATTGTAAGCCAATTATGCACGCTTGGCGTAAAATGCCTTCAGTAGAAGGTTGGAGAGATCATGAATTGCGTCAAGATAAATTCCAAACACTGAGCCGTTTTGGTTTTGGTGGACAA